ACGCATGGAATCGGTAATTGCCTGCATGGCCTGTTCCCACTTGGCATCCTGAATGTTCAGGCGACGCAGGCCGAGGATATTGCCACGGTTCACCTGACCCTGTTTGTCCACGGAAAACGCATGGTTCACCAGCGCGATGATCTTTTCATCGGCACCGCCGCTGCTCTCCTTGATCATGTCGTCGATCAGTTGCTTTGCGATCTGCAACTCCGGCCCAAACGCAAAGCTATCCGACACCTGCAACTGCACCTTCATCAGGCCATCATAGCTGGTGAGCGTCAGGTTGCCGCGGCGGCCACCTTTCTTGATGCCATACTTCTCACCCAGCAACTGGAGGAAGGCCTCCACATCGCTGAATGCTGCCGCCTTAAAGGTGGCCAGAATGGAATTCAGGTGCCGCGCCTGCGCGAACATATCGCGCACCAGCTGGTTTTCCAGCTTATGCTCGTCCTTCACCTGGTTGATATGCACCAGCCGCCCTTTATCATCGGCCATGTAGCCTTCGGGGATGTCGGTGGCGATGTAGTCTTTCTCGATAATCATAGTGGTTTTTTCCTTTCGGGTGGTTTGTTGCGGCGCTTGAGGCGTTCTGCTTTGAAGTCGATCACATGCTCGCCATCTGGCGGCGGTGGCGCAGGCGGCGGCAGCAATTTGGGTTTGAGGTCTTCAGCATCCGCCTGCAGACAGAACAGATTGTTGCGCAGGCGATCGTACAGGTGGCCCGGCATTATGATGGCCGTTTCCGGCCCGATCGGCTGCCCGGCTGGAACCATCTCCTCCACCAATTTATACAGGCGGCGCAGGTGCATCTGCAGTTCCTCGAAACCCTCAAACGTCGATTGGTCAACCACGCTCGCCTCCACATGCATTGGGGCACCGACGGCAGGCGCGGTACAGTGCAACGGCCATGTGATTGGTGGTGTTGGGCTTTGCTGCCTGGTGTTTCAGACAAAGCGAGCCACCAATCTCACCAAGCACCGGGCAGGTCACTGTCTGGGTTTTAAACGCACGCTCCACACAGCATTGAACCCGGCTTAAATTACCGCCGTATTTGTTCTTTAACACTTGGTTGACCAGGCTAGGCGAATAGCCAATGCGACCGGCAGCTTTGCTTTGGCCGAGCGAATTGCAGCGCTCCGCCAACATGCGCACCCAATCCGGAACCTCCCGCCATGCTTCTGTGGCAATCGCCATCGAATCGACTGTGCGCTGATCCTTACTCATGGTGGCCACCTTTCACCCAGACGACTTTTCCGGTTGCAGCATCCAATGCGCGCACATGCCCTTTCTTCCATGCCAGCGTGCGCTTGTTGGCATCGTAAACCTCCGTGCGGCGATTGCGGATTTGTGGGGGTAAGGGGCCGGTATCGCGACTACGCACAAACAAATAGCGTGTGGGCGTGCCGGGGCTGCCACCGCGCGCGATATGCAAGTACCCGCTCCATTGAAGAAAGTAGCAATATTCCTTGGTGGAGGCGGGGGTAGTTTTTGCCACTAGGGACAGGTCACGCCAATCAAATGGGCTCGAACCCAATACCTTTGCGGCCGCCCACATGCGATGACGTGCGCCGGGGGGGCGGGTTTTTCCATCGGTCGTAAGGCGTGGGCAGAAACCCGCATCCTTGATCAACTTATAGATCGCAGCCGACTGATTGCGTCCCCCACTTTTTGCGGGCTTGATAAGGCTCAGATATCCACCAGCCACCAGCTTATTGAGGAACGGGGCGACGGTGTTGTCATCCCGATCAATGTCGATGGCGCGCAGCAGCTGCTGCCGGGTGAATTGTTTGAGCTTGCGGATTTCTTTCCACATGACGTTGGGATCACGAATGTATCGCTTTGCCATCTTAGAACTTCCTCGGGGTCGGAGGGTTCGAGGTATAGAGCGGCCGGTCACCCCATTCTTTTAGCCCAACCAATTCCCACCCTTCACTGAGGGCGATGGCATTGATGCGGTCGAGATTGGTCACGATGCGGCGCACAGACCCATGCGCTTCACGCACCAGCTTATCGACAAGATCATGGTTCATTTGCAAATGCGGGGTGTAGTGGCGGGCCAGCGTCTGCACATCCTTGGCATCGGCAGGCAGCGCTTGTTGCCAATCCATAACCCGACCATGGAATCGCTCCCATGCAGTGAGTTTTTGCGGCAGACGCTCTTCACCGATCAGAATGACGGGGGCTTTGCTTTGCTCGTACAGATCGCGCACCAGTTCAATCAGGTTACGTTCAACGAGGTTGTCGGCCTCATCGAGCAATAGGGGGCGATTGGATAGCAGCAAATCCTCCGCGACTTGATCCGCCATCTCGGCAACCGTGCGAGCGGGCTTGTGGCCCATGCTATTCAAGAGGGCGGTCAGGAAGGATTTTTTCGTCGCGGTGCTACGAACCTCCATGTAGATCGCATCCCGGTGGCTGACGACATAGGCCACCGCCGTAGACTTCCCGAACCCGCTCGGGCCGGAGAAGATGCCGATGCCCGGCAGGTGATCTGGGCGCTCAATAATGCGCACTAGCAGGCTTTCAAGAACGGCGATGTTGCGCAGGGGTGCAACGCCGGCATTCGCTGGTGTGTTGACTTTCTTATGCGTGGGTGCCATAATAGTTTCTCCTTATTGAATTGTTACTGATCCGCGCCCGGCATGTTCTCGATGTCGGGCGTTTCCTTTTGTGCTAAGAACTCAGCGTGGCGCGCTGCGGCCTCAGCCTCTCTTTTCCGGGCGTTACGAAATGCAATTGCCCAGGAAAACTTCTCCACCCGCGCCAACCACAATGTGTCCTTCTCACTCAGGGTTTCGCCGGCTTCCAATTGCAGGTCGATGCCAAGCAGGCGCTCCGACCAGCGTTCTTCATCTGTTTGTTTTTTCTCCACCGGCGCAGCCATGCGCTTGGCCAGCGCCTCAACCTCGATATCCAGCCCATGTGTTTCAGCGGTCGTGGTGACAGTGGTACGCGCCCGTAATGCCTCATCCAGCGCCGGTGTGCTGTATTGCTCAACCTGGTGGGGGAATGCCTCGATCGTCCCTTGCTGGTGCAGGCTCATAATCGCGTTCGCCTGATCGAGTCGATTCAGCTTCCGGCGCTCTTTGTTGATGACGGCTTTCTGCTCGGCGATACGTGCCGCCTGCTCAGCCTGCACCTGCTTGGCATAGGCGATGGGGTTAAGACCGCAGGTTTCAGGGTGAAGCGCCTCGAATAGGAATTGGTTGTCCGCGTCGAAAGCGTAGATCCGGCCAAGGTCTTGCGGGTCGTGGCGCACGATAACATCCTTGCCGATATGGATCGCAGCGGCCCCGCTGGAATATTTGCGGCCGTCGATGCGCACGCCGTATTTCGTGACCGTGCGCATGCCGCCTCCTACAGCGATGGGGGCAAGCAGCAGATCCAGCGCATGGATCGATTTAGGCTTGCGCACCGGATCGGCCCAACTGGCCGCTTTTTCCATCGGCGACATGCCAAGGCTGTCGTGAGCATTCCTGCCGTATTTGCCCGCAGCCCAGTTATCCAGGGCCGCCTGCAGCTCGGTGGAAGTCAGCTCGACAGAAAATGCCTTGTCTGCACCTTCGCCCAAGCGAGCCGCAAAATCTTTCTGGTCGCGGATGCGTTGGCGATCCGCGACATTGTGGCCCGCAAAGCCGGGAAGGATCGCCATCAGGTCGCGCTGCATGGTGCCGATCACGCGCTCGACAAACGGCTTTTTCTCGGGCGAATATGGGGGGCTGATTTCCTGCTCGATATGCAGCGCAAGCAACGCCATTTTAAAGCGCTGTGAAACGAAGTCGGCACCATTGTCGGTTTTGATGGATTCGGGGATACCCCATTCCATAATCGCCCGGCGAATGAGCAGCAGCGAGCCATCCGTTTTGGCCGTTTTGCTGACACTGAATAATGCGCGGCGGCTCCATACATCGATGATTGCATAGATGCTGTAGCGCCCATCCTTGCAGATAGCATCGGCCGGCGACGCATCGATCTGCCATTGCTGGTTCAGGCGGTCGATGCGGGCATCCGCCGTGCCCACGGCAATGCGCATCTTGTTTTTGAATTCGCCGGGCGCGGTCATCGCCATAAACAACTGGGCGTTTTCATCCTTCCACTCTTTGATGTAACGCTCGAAAGAACGTACCACAGGCAGCGCGACCATCTCGTCGTCGATCTCCAGCATGGCACCAAATTTGGCGCGTACCAGGTCGCGCATGTGGCCGCCCTTATAGTGACGGTTATCGACCAGCAACGCGGCGATGTAGGTGGCAACCGCCCCTCCATTGGCGCGGTTCAGAATGCCGGTGCCCTTGCGGCCACCATAATGGCCCGCAAGCTCTTTTGGTTCGGCCTTTAACCAGCGATAAAGGCTGCGCTCAGCCACCGTTGAATAAACGCTGTAGGGCATTTCTCCGGGGTGCTGCACTGCCAGTGCAGTGTAGAACGGTAGGTAGAGGCGCACGGCCGGGGTTTGTTTAAGCCCCTGCGCACGCTGGTATTTGCGGAAATGCTGCACCACCATGGCCCGCGCAGTGAACTGCGCGTCGGCCAGCTTATCCGGAGTGGGAATGACAGGCATGGCGCAGATCGGCGCAGCCTGCATGGCTTTAGCAACAATGGCGTCCTGGAGTTCTTTGGGGAGGGTAAAGTGAGGATACTCTTTTCCGCCGCCAATTGCAGATCGTGCACGTGATGGCCATTGTTCTCGTTGAGCCAAACGAATCATGCCGCTCTTTGTGGATGGCCATCCATCGTGCTGCATTTCTGCTAATTCACGCGCGGTGTAAGCATCTTTGACCATGTAAGCAGCTTTTATCATGCCTGCCCCCAGATAGTGATGATGGCCTGTAGCAATTGAACAACCGCCAAAACAACAAACGCGAGCCGATGGGGTCGCAATAATTGCTGCAGTGCCAGTTGCTCATTTTTGCTAAGTTGCTTTAGGCGGTCTTCTTGCTCAGCCTGCATCGTGCGTATGTGCCTGATGGCAGTATCCATACTGGAAAAGCTGCATAGCCAACGCTTCAGAATAGCAAGTTGCAAATCAAGTGGCAGTTTTAGACGAAGGTATTCTTTTCCTCCCCCTACAGCAGCGCGCGGGCGTGATGCCCATGACTCGCGAGTAGCCATTAATTTATAGGCACGCTCAGTCGTGGGCCACCCTTCAAGCTGCAGCTCCGCTATCTCACGCGCAGTGTACGCATCTTTGATCACTTGCCGCCCTCCATCTTCTGGATGGCGCGGTCGAGATACCAGCGTGCCTTTTTAAGGTCGACCAGTGCAGTACCTTTATGCTCGTGGCGCGCGATATATTTCACGGTATTGCCAAGACAAAATCCGAGCTTCCATGCCTCGATCACATCGATAGGCTCTATGTCGCTGGTCGTGTAATGGGCAGGCTGGTTAATAATATCGCTCATGCTTTACCTCCGGCCAGCAGGCGCTCGGCCAATGTTTGGGAAATGCCTTCCAGGTCGTTGGTCAGGTTCTTCTGCTTGCTAGCCAGGCTGCGCCGCACAATCTCCGCCGCGCCGTATTCCGCACATTTGGCCATCTCGGCATCGAGCGCGCGCAGGCCAAACGACTCGACAAACACATGCACCGGGCCAAGGTCGCCCGTCACTTCGCACAGCGCCTTCAGCGCATCGGCATGTATCTTGCGCGAAATCGTCGCCATGGCCGTCCACTCGTCGAGGTGCGATTTCTTGATCACGCGCCCCAGCAGAGCACTCATGCGATCCGCAATTTCTGCACGGGATAGGGGGTTCTGCTGCCGCTTCCCGGCGCGTTCCAGGCCCTCCTTCAGCGCCTGCCGTAAGCGAAAATCGAAGTCGGAAAGCGCACTGTTACTGCCGCCCTTCAGCTCGAACATTTCTTCGGTCGTGACCTCGAACGAGAATGTCAGCTGATTGCGGCCTTGCCCCTTATCCTTGCGCGCCATACGTGTTCCCCTGGTGCGTGGTTGCCTCGTGCTGTCCGGCGGTAATTTCCGCAAAAAGCTGCGGATACTGCTCGCGCACGAATTTATTATTGGGATTGCGCCGTAGCAGCTGGCGGCACATGGCCTCCACTGCCTTGGCGGTTTTATTGGTAAGGCCAAGCTTCCAGCCTTGCGGGCGAGCCTCATGGGCGCGGGTCAGCATCTCGCTGGTTGTCAGATCATCGACAATGCTGCCGTGGTACATGACCCGCGCGACCCACCGCCCATGGCGCTGGTACAAACCGATCACCGCCCAGTGAGGCAGGAAGCTGGCAATCTTGCGCTCCAGCTCCTCGATCTCATGCTGTGTTGGCATGTGCTGCATCACGCCCCCAGCGCCACGGTCAGGGCACACATGGCTACGCAGAATGCAATCATCGCCGCGAAGCGTGCCAGTTCTCTCAAACAGATGTCACCCATGATAGCCCCCACGATTTGCTTTTTGAGTTCGGATTTTTTCACGCAGGCGGTCGATGCAGCTTTCGCAAATGGCACCGTGGTCGTTTTGCATGAATTGCTCTTCGTCGGGCACTTGCTCCGGTGTGCGCCCGCAAGCAAAGCAGACATGGCCGCCACGGCCGCATTGATGGCATGGCGTGCGCTTGCTGTGCGCGGTGTCATGACTCGTGCGGCTCATTGCTCACCTCGCTTCAAACGGGGTTCAATGATCTTTAAACAGCGCGCCCACGTAGCAGCCGCAAACTCAGCGCGCTCCTCCGTCTCATACTCGAGGTGCCAAAAAGTATCCCAAACGGGCGTCACCCGGCAGCCGGGGGAAAGGCGCATAAATTGCACTACTCGCCCATGCACGGCGGCCTTGCGGGTCATGTTGCGGGCGCGCATTTCGGCGGGCGTCAGCGCGCGCTCACCAGCGGTTGACTCCAGCACTCGAGAGCGGGCGACTGCGCCGTTTCCGAAACTCAACTCTTGGTAGCGAATCGCGCCCACCGCCTCGTCGATATACGCGCTGCTATGCATCGGGCGCCTCCGCAGCACTGGCGATCGTGCCGTCAATCACGCCAAGAATGCGGGAGAAGGCAATGAATTGCCCGCGCCACTCGGCCATAATCACCGGGTCTGGCTGATGGCCGGTGGCGAGTTTGATGATCTCGCGCTGCTGCTTCGCGTGCTTGGCCGCAAGGGCAATGTATTCCCGAATCAGGCGCAGGTCTGTGCTAAGCGGCATTGGGCGCTCCTATATTGCAGCAGATGAAAGATGGGTTGGTGTGGCGACGGGGGACGCCGCCACACCTTCTCCCCGCGCTTGCCGTGCGCTTCGCTTGTCAGGGTGGTGGGGAGAATTCTGGGGGGCCGATTCCGATGCAGATTCCGGGGCCGTTTTTTTGCGATGACAGCCCCCGCGTTTGGGGGTAGCTTTGCGGGTAGATCGTGCATCGATCCTTTGGCCCTGCTGGTCGTACCAGTTCGGCCAAAGGTCATGCAGGGAAAGGCCGAGGAAATTCGCAATGGTCTTTTGGGGGCCAGGCATGGGTTTCGTCAGGGCAACGGTGCCCGTATTCGCGCTATACCCTGCCGCCACTGAAATGGCGCGCAAGGTGGAGCCCCGTTTACGCACGGTCGCCTTAATATCTTCCCTGTGCCAGACCTTTTTGGGTCGTTTCATGATTACTCCGAATTGCACCGGATTCAGGCCCGGTATTTTTTGGAAACGAGAAGTGAGTTAGCTAACTCTTTTTAGCTATGGTTGCCTCAGGGGTCAAGCTAAAAAGAGTTAGCAACTCTTGGGCTGCGCTATTGCCCAAGGAATAAGCTGGCAACCAATTGATTATTAATGATTTAAATAAATAGTGACCAAGGGAAGCCAAGGGTGACCGAATTTAAAGACAGACTAAAATTAGCCCTAAAGGGTCAATCCGTGAATGGTGCAGCGAAGAAAGTCGGCATCAGCCAGGGGCTGATGAGAAAATACCTGGACGGTTCTTTCCCTAGCGTTGAAAGAGTTGTGCAGCTCGCTCAGGCCCTTCGGGTTTCTTTTCTTTGGCTGGCAACTGGTGATGGGCCAATGGAAGGCCCGAAAGCTGCGGATTACCTTGAAAAGCAAATCCGTGAGTTAAGCCCACCCCCTAGTGATTTTATGAATAATCTCGCAGCCCCATCTCCGGTACTTTCTAGTGAAGTGCGCCTGCCAATCATGAGGGTGGTTGCCAGTGCTGGGCATGGCAGCAGCGTTCTGAAAGAAGAAATAAAAGAGCAGATGACGCTTAGCTCCGCGTTGATGCGCGGACTTAGGCTCACTGCGGGCGAGACGTACCTCATGTATGCGCGCGGCGAAAGCATGGAGCCACTGATCAAGGGCGGCGAACTGCTAATCTGCAGCACTGCCGAAAGACACTTAAAAGGCCAAGATGGCGTTTATGTAGTGCGCTTAGAGGGCGACGTCCTAGTTAAACACGTCCAACGGTTACCCGGCAACAGGGTGCGGATATTCTCTGAGAACCGCAATTACGAGCCGTTTGAGGTTGCATTGAACGATGGCATAGACTTCGCCATTCTCAGCAAGGTGCTGCACGTATTGCGCCAAGTGTAG